TTTTATGCGATTCAACGGAAGCCTGCGCATGAAGTTCGGTTCGATTCCGGCTCTTGGCATAGTAAGTAATCAGATCAATTAAAGGAGTTGAAAGACTCCTCCTTGCTATGAAAAACAACACACTCGATTGCTTACGAGCTTCAGCAAGCACCACAAAATATATTGATAATCATATATTGGTGTGAATGCAACATCGCTTGTTGGAGCGTGTCCGGTGTGGAAAGCCGGGCACATCATATATATCACCCAAGCCTAGTCAAACGACTGGGCTTTTTGTATTGGAGAAGAAATGAAACATTATAAAAAATGGGGCACGGTCAGCAGTGGTGCGGAGTTATATATGCTAAACCATGCTGAACGTACCCGGAAACGAAAGCAAAAGAAAAAGCTGACAGGTCAACGCTTGCCAGCTTTTAAAATACATAAAAATAAATAAGATTTTTTCAATATTCTGTTGGATAGAAAGGCGGTGTGGTGATATGCCATGACAAAAGTTCACAAAAATTCACAATATGACGATTTTTATTCATTGGATAAACCACGCCGTGATGCCATCGTTATGCTGTTTGAAGATGATTTAAGCGATGAACAAATAGCTGAAAATGTGAATCGAACAAGACGAACGCTTGCTAAGTGGAAGAATGACCCAAAATTTAAAAAGGGACAGGATGCGTATAAGCATGTTGTAATAAAAAAGGATTATGAAAGTAACGCAATCCGAAAGCTTAATAGTTTACTAAGTGCTAGGTCGGAAATGGTTCAGCTTCAAGCTGCCAACTCAATTTTGAAACTTTCTGGCATGTTATCAGACAATAGCACGCCAGAGCTTGATAAAGCTAAGATCCGCAAGGCTAATGCCGAAGCAGATATTGCTGAGCGTAAAGCTGAACAACTGAACGATGATGTAGCCGATGACTTAACAATCAATATAGTTAGAAATGATAGGAGTATAGAAAATGAGAAAGCAAATCACGATTAACACTGATAATATGATATGCCCTCATTTTGATCGGGTGCTATTCTCTCATTGTCTAAACAAGGTTCTAAAAGGTGGACGTGGTTCTACCAAGTCATCAGTTATTAGCCTTCAACTAGTAATGGACTTCTTGCAGGACCCGCAAGCTAATGTATTGATCATGCGTAAGGTTGCTAACACTATTGAATTATCTGTATATGAACAGATTAAATGGGCTATTTACATGTTGCATGTAGATAGCCTATTTGAGTTCAAAAAATCACCGTATCGAATTGTTGATAAACGTAACGGAACGGCTTTCTATTTTAGTGGGGTTGATGACCCGCAGAAATTAAAGTCAATGATGATTGCTAAGGGATATGTCCGCTATTTATGGTTTGAAGAATTAGCAGAGTTTGATTCATGGCAAGAAGTTGATACAGTTCGCGCATCATTTACTCGTAAGCATTTGCCACCTGGAGCCCATGTAGTTACGTATTACAGTTACAATCCACCTAAAAATCCCTATGAATGGATTAATGAGTGGGTATCTCAACGAGATGGGATGCCTAATTGGTATGTTGATCATTCTACTTATGAAGACGTTACACTCCCTAACATCTTGTCACAAGATTACATTGATGAAATCAACACCGTTAAGCAAAACAATTATGACTATTACCGTTGGATGTATCTTGGAGAAGTTATTGGACTTGGAACTAATATCTACAACATGGATAATTTCCAAGCTATAGATAAGTTGCCAGATGATGATTACATTACCAATGTTTATTATTCAGTCGATACAGGACATGAAGTTTCAGCAACCACTTGTGGTGCTTATGGATTAACCAAGAAGGGTAATTTAATCTTGCTTGATACTTACTACTACAGTCCACAAGGTAAGACTCATAAGAAGCCACCTAGTAAGCTTTCTAAGGACTTGAAAAACTTTATTGATAAAGTCACCGAGTGGATAGGAAAACAGCCTACACGCATGACTATAGACTCAGCAGAAGGGGCGTTAGACAATCAGTTCTACAATGACTATGGGATTCATTGGCATAAAGTAAATAAGCTAAAGAAGGTAGATATGATTGACCGAGTGCAAGATTTACTAGCACAAGGTCGTTTTTATTATCTAAAACGTCCTGAAAATGAAATCTTTATTGCAGAACACCAAAAGTACCAGTGGGATGAGAATACGTTACAAAGTGATGATCCTAAAGTCATTAAGGAAGATGATCACACATGTGATAGTTTTATGTACCTATGTGTTGATAATGAACGTGACTTTGGATTGAAGTGGTAGGAGGTGACACGATGAGCTTTCTAACAACACTGAAGAATCTTATATGGAAAGGAGGCGCTAAGCTAGGTATGACTAAGAGCTTAACTAAAATCACTGATGATGAACGAGTAGCAATTGCTGAATCAGAATACACTCGTATTCAAGAAGCCAAAAAGTATTATCGTGATGATTTGCCTGTCGTCTGGTACCGAAACAGTTGCGGGCATAAGCGACACCGTAAAATGAATACGCTAAACATCACTAAGTTATCAGCTAAACGGCTAGCTTCAATCATCTTTAATGAACAATGCGAAATATCGTTAAAGGATCATGATAACGATGAATTACTTAGTCAGATTATCGACGACAATCATTTCAATCTGCAATTTGAGCAGCATTTGGAAACAGGTGTTGCACTAGGCGGATTAGCCGCACGTCCTTATGTTGACGACCAAGATAATATTCGCATTGCCTGGGCTAATGCGGATCAGTTTTATCCGTTACATAGCAACACTGATAATATTAGCGAATGTGTCTTTGCTGGTCGTTCTGTTAAAACTGAAAACAAGCAGTTGATTTACTATACCTTGCTTGAATTTCATCAATGGGTAGATGCTGATACATACCAGATTACTAATGAACTTTATCGGTCAACAGAACGTGATGTTGTCGGACAGTCTGTTCCACTTAGCACTCTTTACCCAAAGATGCAGCCAACTATCACATTCAACAATGGCATTATTAAAAAGCCTTTGTTTGCCTACTTCCGTACACCGGGAGCAAATAACAAAGACTTGGATAGTCCGCTTGGAATGGGGATTGCTGATAACTCAAAGAATATCATCAATGCAATTAATACTACCCACGATGAGTTTGTGCATGAAATTAAAATGGGCAAGCGTCGTATTGCGGTCCCTGCTGAAATGCTAAGACCGGGTAATAAGTTCGGTAATACTACTAATGATGATGAAACACACCCGTTAATGTTTGATCCCGACATGGATGTGTATGAACAGTTCTATGGGGATGCTGACAGCATGAATATTACCGATTTAACTAGTGATATTCGAACTCAGCAATATAAAGAAGCTATTGATTACTTCTTACGTGAGTTTGAAGAACAGACTGGATTTAGTGCCGGAACATTTTCATTTGATGGTCAGTCGGTTAAAACCGCTACTGAAATTGTTAGTGAAAATTCAACGACTTATCAAACCCGCTCAAGTTACCTGACCCAAGTTGAGTTATTTCTTAATCAGTTAGTTACGGCTATTTTAGAAGTTGCTAGTACACCAGAATTCTTTAGCGATGGTCAAGCAAGATGCAAGTTTAATGCTGATGACGAATTAGGATTAAGCGTTCATTTTGACGATGGTGTTTTTGTTGATAAAGATAAACAGCAAACTAACGACTTAGCACTTGTTGCAGCTGGTGTTATGCCTAAATTGCAGTTCTTGATTCGTAACGAGGGACTAAGTGAAGAGGATGCTCAACAATGGCTTCAACAAGTTCAAAAGGAGCAACCGGAGTACACGCCTAACAGCTTTGAAGAAGGCAAGAGTCCTGATGGTGACAATGATGTAGGAGCTGATTAATCGTGACAGCACGTGATGATTTCCAAAAAGCCGGTGACAAAATCATTGACCTCTATGAACAATTGCAATCACAGATATTTAACACGATTATCGACACGTTAAAAGCTGGAGATTACAAACACGTTAGTAAGGATGATGTTGTTACTTGGCAAGCTAAGCAGTTAGCCCAAATGGGTAAGCTTAACCAACAAACGATGAAGCTAATGGCACACGCTGACGGCTTAAGTGAGGATGCGATTAAGGACTTAATCAAGTTTCACGGTCTTAAAGTTATTGATGAAGTTGATGGTGAGTTGCAAGATGCAACTGGCAGAAGCGAGCCGGTATCAAGTGATACCCAGAACGCTCTCACAGCTGTTGTAAGCCAGACTTGGACTGATATGAACAATAACATTAATGAATCATTAATCAGCCGTAATTATGGAGCTACGGCAACTACAAGGGTATATCGGCAGATACTGACTGAATCAACGTTAGCAACTGTATCTGGACTAATGACTCACCAGAAGGCTGTTGAGAGTGCGGTCTATCGTGCAGTTGATCGTGGCTTGCCTACAAAACTTGTTGACAAAGCCGGTCATAACTGGAGTATTGAAGGATATTCTCGTATGGTAATCAATACAACAGTTAATCGGACTTACAATGACTTACGACTTAGCAGAATGAAAGACTTTAATATGCATTTAGCATTGATGAGCAGTCACCCGAACAGTCGTCCGGCTTGTGCTTGGATTCAAGGCCATGTAGTGAACATCGTACCGCCTGAAAATCCTGATTTTAACGATAAGTACGACAGTATTTATAATCACGGCTATGGTAAGCCTTCGGGCTGTGAAGGTATTAACTGTCATCATCGACTATTCCCGTTTGTTCCGGGTGTTAACGTTAACCATCAACCACAGTATGACCCTGAAAAAGCGATTGCTAACGGGAAGATAGTTCAGAAGCAACGGGCACGTGAACGGGCTATTAGAGACGCTAAGCACCGTTTAGTTGCTGCTAAAGAATTAGGCGATGAAGAACAAATAAATAAGTGTAAAACGCTGATACGGGCACGACAGGCAAATATGAGGAATTTTATTAAGAAGACAAACGAAAATCATAAAGTGCCAATTCTTACCCGTGATTACAACAGAGAAAAAATAGTTAATTAGTATTTGACCCGAGCAAGTCGTTAAAAGGCTCTTTTGTTATGCAATCAATTCTCGGAGTTCGTAACTCCGTAAACAACTAACGTAAAGGAGAGATCGCAATGAAGCGTGACGATTTAAAGGAACAAGGACTTAATGAGACTCAGATTAATTTTGTAATGAGCCAAAATGGAAAAGATATTAATGCATTGAATGAAAAGATTACAAGCTTAACTAATGAACGTGATGGTTTGCAATCACAAATTGATGACCGTGACAATCAGTTAAACGACTTGAAGAAGTCCGTTAAGGATAACGATGCATTAAAGGACCAGATTAAGCAGTTACAAGAGGACAACAAAACGGCAACGCAAAAGTACCAAGACCAACTAGCAAGCCAAAGTAAGAACTTTAAAATTGAGGGTGCGTTGCGTGATGCCAAAGCAAAGAACATTAAGACCGTACTTCCATTAATCGACACTGATAAAGTGAGCGTGAATAAAGATGGTTCATTGACCGG